GCCATTGAGCGAATGCGGTTTGGCAATCAGTCAATTCCCTGATGCCAATGCACTCACAACCATCATCCTTCACGCTGATTCAGGTGAATGGATGGAATCATCCTATGTGATGCCGGTTGCAAAGCAAAATGATCCACAAGCAATGGGGTCTGCCATCACTTATGCGAGAAGGCAATCCATCGGTTCTATCCTAAACTTGAACATTGACGATGACGATGACGGAGAGAAAGCAATGGGCAGACAGATTCCAAAGAAAGATGAACTCACACCAAAGCATCCATCGTGGACAAAAGCCGTTGAACACTTGAAGACAGGTGGATTGATGACCGACATCACAAGCAAGTTTGAGGTATCTCCGGTGAATATGAAACTTTTAATCGGTGAGAAATGAATAACACACATCCAGTTATTCACACTTCTTTGAACGAAGAAGATTGGCAGAGGTTGAGAAGTTCACGCTTCACCGCATCCGAAATCCACAAACTGATGGGAACTCCGAAAAACAAATCGGAGTTCTTGTCGGAAACTGCAAAATCATTTGTGTTTGAAAAGGCAGCGGAATACCTAACAGGTGCGAAATCGGAGATCTATGGTCGGGCATTGGATTGGGGCAAGGAACACGAGAAAGAAGCCTTCCACTATTTCTCCCAGCAGACCGATGATTTCTTCACTTACTACGGTGCAGAGACATACACTTTCATCACTTATGGCGAATGGGGTGGGTATTCACCTGATGCACTTGGTGGGCAGTTGGTAGAAATCAAATGCCCGTTCAATTCAGGCAACCACCTTCAAAACTTCTTCATTCAAAACAACGAGCAGTTGAAGAGCAAACGCACGGAGTATTTTTGGCAGATGCAGATGGGAATGATTGCAACCGGATTGGAAGAAGGTTTGTTTGTTTCATATGATCCCCGAATGCCCATCGGCAAGAAGCTCACAACCACTCTCATCACTTTGGAAGAAGACATCCAAGAAATCATTGATGAGAAATTGGCCTACGCTGGGGAGTTGTTTTTGTCAATCACAAAATAAATCGTTCATTCACAAAGCCAATTAGAAAATAAATTTGCATAAGTGAAAAGAATGTTGTTGTTTTGAATCATGGATATGACAAACAAACAAAAAATCAACTACCAATTGGAAGTTTTAGAAATCGAATTGACTGGCATTATTGCCATCACAAGAAAGCCAAATTTACTTTTTCGTGAAATCTATGAAAAAAGAATTGCAAATTTACTTGCTCGTAAAAACGAATTAACAACAATCTTGGAGGCTTAATTGCTCACTTTACAACTATGGCACTTGACATCATCTACCTAATCGTTTTAACACCCATCGTTTTTGCGGTGGGTTACGGTCTACATTGCATTAAGAAAGCAATGAACAAAGAACTTCCCGAAGCCAAACCTTACCAGTTTGAACGGGATCAGTACAATCCGGAGTTTGACCAATTTAGTCAAACAATCTTCAATCACAAATTCTACAAAGGAAAAGCAAAATAAAACTATGAAACAAATACAATTATTTAATCAATTCACCGAGGTTGAATTGGAAATCTTGAGAAAAGCAACAGATGTTTTGAATCTTTATTTTAACGGCACTACAAAGCCCAAAAGCAAAAGACCGAACCGAGTAGTTCACAGGACAACTCAATTGTTCCTGGATGATGTCAAAAGCGTTTATGGGAATGTATGGGTGTACAGACAAGATCCTGTATTTCTTGACATTCTTCACAAGCATCGCAAATCGGATGTGTCCACTTTGATTAAAAAGTATGTTGAATTAAACAGAATTGAAGTCGTGAGAAATAATAATAAAAATCAAAATATCATTAAATTTAGATTCTTATGATAACCTATTTAATCTTGGGCGGTGTGACTGTCCTTCTCGCTTACCGGTTGTGGCAAGTTGAGAGAAACGCAGAGGAATTGCAAGAAGCAATCAACAAAAAGAATCGCAACATTTGGGATTTGGAAACAGAAATCTTGACGATCAGGTCAACCATCCAGCAAGGCAAGGATGATTTGAACCAAGCAAAGATGATCAGCGAGAAACGAATCGCAGAGTTGGAGGACAAGTTGCAAACTTTCAAGAACCAATTTACAGATTTGAAAAATGTTAAAAGCAAGGGTAGTAAAGGCAACAATTAATTCAATTGAGAAATGGAGAGTTTACTTCGCTGGAGAATTACTCGCCACATTTGAAACGGAAAAAGATGCACGAGATTACGCAGAATTTATAGACAGACAATGAAAACAGATATAACACCCAAAGAAAAAGCCGAAGAGCTTATCGCCAAATTTTACACCATCAATGCGGAAACGGTTGAATTGGTAGATGGAGATTTTGATATAATTCATTCACTATCGGAAGACGATGCAATCAAATGTGCGAGAGTTGCAGTATATGAAATACTTGATCATTGCACAGAAGTCAGCAAATACTATTGGTTGAAAGTTCTTCAAGAGTTAATCCCAAACGGAAATGAAGATCAGGGTTAAACACAAACACACGGAAATAGAACTTGAAGACATCAAGACCATCAATCACAATCTTGATATCATCAGTTTAATCAAAGCCATCTCACAACAGATTCAAGAAATAATCAAGGCAGAAAATGAAAACACCAATTGACCGCTTGGTTGAACACCTACGCACGGAGTTCCCCGATTTGGATATCAGCCCACACCTGATCTTTAATTTCAAACAACTGGAGAAGATGGAACAACAACTCGCATACAATGCCGGGTTTGCCAATGCAAAGAAACTTTATTGTGAAAAATCTAACTGATAAACAAGCACTATGTTGGGCAATCGCAATCCTTCGTGATGATATGCGTTGCACCTGGAGACAGATTGCCCAGCGAATGCAATTCAGCGAATGCAAAGTGCGTCACCTTTACACACAAACAAAACCCCTATGAATGTTACCAAAGAACTTGTGAGACAATTGCTTGAGCAATATCCACAAACAAGAGACAATGACAACCTTTTGATGTCAATGATTTGGCGTAGAGAATCAAATCTGTTTAACTTCTTCCATCGTTTGGAATCAGGCAAGTTAACACCAGCGGAAACGATCCGTAGATGCCGTCAACGGTTGCAGTTAGATCACGCAGAATTGCGAGGTACGATGTATGAGCTTCGACAAAAACATCAAGCAAAAGTGAAAAAAGAATTGGGATATGATGTGTGATTGATTATCTTTGTAGTGTTAACGAGAAGGTTGCAGTTTCTCAACGTTAAAAGATTTTTACCCTGTTGGAATAGTCGCACTGCAACTGCACTATTTCGATGGGGTTTTTTTATTTATGAAATTTGAAACAAAAACACGGATTGAATTAAAATGGGTAGTGATTAAAATCTACCGAAATGGTGAGTATTATTTTACTTATGATTTCCTAATTGAAAACGCCAAAATGATGTTGGACGAACACCTACCAACAAAGCGATGGGCAACGACAAACAACCTGATTGAAATACGTAATTCAATCGAACAACAAATTAATCTTAATTAGTATGAGCAAAGATCCTGCATTCTTATTTTATTCATCGGATTTCTTGACTGGTACTTTGCTGATGTCAATGGAACAAAAAGGCAAGTTTATTACTTTGCTTTGCATCCAGCATCAAAAAGGACATATGATAGAAAAAGATATGTTACAGATATGTGGAACATATGATGAAGATATATTTAGCAAATTCAAGAAAGACAATGATGGCAAGTTCTACAACGAGAGATTGAAGGATGAAGTTGAAAAGAGAAAAGCATATTCGGAATCAAGAAGGAATAATCGTAAAAAGAAAGAAGATATGATTGACATATCTAAAACATATGTTCAACATATGGAAAATGAAAATGAAAATGAAAATGTAATTAAAAATAAAAAGGTAACGTCATTTCAAAAACCAACCTTTGAACAAGTAGAGGAGTATATGAAAGAAAGAGGAATGAGCAACTATGCAAGTCGTTTCCACAACTTTTATGAATCAAAGGGATGGATGGTAGGTAAAAACAAAATGAAGGACTGGAAGGCAGCGGTGAGGAATTGGGAAGATGATAAAAAAACTGCACCAAAAACAGAAGCCCCAGTATTAAAAGTAATTAATTTGTCAGACTATGAATGAGCAATTAGAAGATTACATTTTGGGACAACTGTTGTTTTATGAACAAACAAGGGTGTTGTTACCAAGAATGAAAGCCGATTGGTTTGAATTACCACTGCATCGCAAAGTGATTAAGCGTATGCAAGAGAAGTACTTTGATAATCAACCAATAGATTATATGAGTTTAACCGATGGATACACAAAAACGGATCGAATGCAAGTCATTATGATTGGACAAAATGTGTCCAATGTGGCAAATTTGAGCGAGTATCTTCCGAGGTTAGAACAAAAGTTTTTACATAAACAATTTGTAGAACAACTGGGCAAGATTGATTTGACCAAAAGTTTAAAGGAGTTATTGGATTACACACAAACTGCAATAGACAACACAAGGTTTACAAGCATACACGATCCAGTTTCAATACATAAGGTGAGTGCAAAAGCATTGGACAACATCAGCGAAGCCATAAGCCGTGGCGAAGCCATCACGGGGAAAAGAACGGGGTGGACATTGCTTGATAAAATGTTGGGAGGTTGGAATGCCGGTGATTTGATTGTTATGGCAGCGAGACCAGGGATGGGTAAAACTGCACTTGCATTGTCGTTGATTTATGATTTTGGGAAGTTAGGTGGTAAGGGTTTAATTATCAGTTTGGAAATGAGTGCAGAGCAATTGGCTAAAAGATATTTCTCATTGATCACAGACATTGTAAACTGGAAGATTCGCAATGCGACATTGAAACAAAATGAACTTGTTTATTTATGTGATTCGGTCAATAGAAGTCAAGTGGAATTCTTTGTGGATGAAGAACCAAACGCATCTATTCAGCAAGTAAAAGCCAAAGCCAAAACGCATAAAGCGAAATATGGTTTGGACTTACTTGTGATTGATTACATCCAGTTAATGAAAGGCAGTAAGCAAAACAGAGAGCAAGAGATTGCTGAAATCTCAAGGGGTTTGAAATTGTTAGCAAAGGAATTGCAGATCACCGTGATTGTGTTGGCTCAGTTATCACGAAAGCCTGAAGACAGAGCAGACAAAAGACCGATGTTATCTGACATTCGAGAGAGTGGAAGCATTGAACAAGATGCAGATGTTGTGATGTTCCCATTTAGACCAGCCAAATACGAAAGTGTACAACCTGAAATTGAAGATGCGGAACTGATTATTTCAAAAAACAGGCACGGGGAATGTGGTATAATTTTAACCAATTATATTGGCAATAGAACAATGTACAGGGAACGCATATGAGAAAGTATTGGACAAAGGAAGAAGCTGAAGAATTACAACGGTTATATCCAACAACCACTGGGAAAGATTTGGCTTTGCGTTTTGGATGTAATGTCCAGCAGATTTACAATCGTGCAAACAAAATGGGATTACATAAAGATCTTGATTTTTTGCATCAATACTATCGTGAAAACTTCAAAGGAAACAAAGCCACTCAATTCAAAAAAGGAATGAAATCCTGGAACAAGGGTCAAAAAGGATTACAGATCGGAGGAGTTGAAACACAATTCAAAAAGGGTAGATTGCCACACAACACCAAGCCGATTGGATTCCGTTCATATCGTGATGGGTACTTGGTGGAAAGAGTTGAGAAAGGATTTGAATTTGTTCACAAACTAATTTGGAAACAACATCACGGAGAAATACCAATGGGAATGTTTGTGGTATTCAAAGACCGAAACAAGAACAACATTTGTATTGAAAACTTGGAAATCATTGACCGAGTGGAACACATCCGGAGAAATCACATCCAAAATCTACCACCAGAATTGAAGGAAGTAGTACATATTAAAAAATCAATCACACGAAAAATTAATCAAATAGAAAAAAATGGCACGAAATAAAATTAACGATCTCCGTGATCACTTATTTGAAACACTGGAACGCCTGAAAGATGGTGACATTGACATCGCAACTGCAAAAGCAATGGCAGATGTTGGACAAGTAATTATCAATTCAGCAAAGATTGAAATTGATTTCATCAAAGCAACTGGATCAACAAAGGATTCAGGATTCATTCGGTTAGGGGAAGGCAATGAAAAGTTGTTATGAAGATAATTGATAGACGCAGAGACGAACAACTCGGAACAAAAGCAAAAGGATTGCCAATGTACAAAGAGTTCATACAACTCGTTGAAAAGGACAAGAGGGTACAATCATACTACAATATGAAAGATATGCTCTTAGATGCGTTCAAATGGGATAAAACGCCACAAGGTCACGAGTACTGGCAATCCGTTTATGATTCAATCGTTATCGCAGACCATCCCAAATGTCCCGAGTGCAACACCATTGGCAAGGTAAAATTGCTCAAGACCTTGGACAAGCACAAGTGTAACAAATGTAAAATCACATTCTAATGATCAGCCACTATCAAGAAGTACACAACCTTAAGCAAGAGATTCGCAGATTGCGATTGCAGATTGCAGACATAACAGTCAAGCACGACAAAGAAATTAAAAGGCTGAAAGAAGAAATCATTCAACCAAAGTGCGATTTGAATAGCATTGATGCTGACTGGACAGATGCAATGAGAGTTTGTTGTCAAGCCTACGATGTCACACCTGATCTCGTTATTTCATCGTTGAGAAAACAATCGGTGGTGTATGCTCGTCATATGTTTTCCTTCCTTTGCCGTAAGCACTTGAAGATGACATTCTCATCAATTGGCTATATATTGGGGAGAGACCATTCCAGCGTGATGAATGCCATCAATGTCTACGATAATTTAGTTACACACGACAAAATCACAAGACAAACCTATGAAACATCCCTTCAGTTATTGGGTGATTACTTGCACCAAAGGACTCTCCAGCACGATCCACATCTTGTATGAGGAAGAACAAGTTTTGAGATGCCAAAAAAAGTACGAAAAAGATGGTTATATTTGCATTATTGAAAAGAAAAATTGAATAAAGATGCCATCATATTGGAGTTATCCAAAGCCGATTGGCTGAAGAAAGCAACCAAGAACATTGCAAAAAACAATGAGTTGGCAAGGGAGTTGTACCAATTTTACTTTTTAACCATCCTTGAGAAACCTGATGAGCAAATCGAGAAAATATACAGAGACGGATACATCCAGTTTTGGTCAATCCGTCTTTTATACCTTTGTATCAACGGCAACCGGCATCCCTTTGGCGAATCAAGAATATATGATCAACACGATGTTTACGAGCTTGACTTCGCTGAAGAGATTGACTTACTGGATGAGAGAGAGCAAACGGAAGGAATTGAACTTGAACGAATCAACAAAATAAACCAAGTAACAGAATCAGCATATTTTTATGAACGAGAACTTTTCAAACTATGGTGTTCAGGAATGTCAGCAAGGGCAATCCACCGAAAGACAGATATCTCCGTTCGTGAAGTGTTGCGAGTAATTAAACTAATGAAAGACCGATGCACACAGAAATAATTGGAATCGCTTGTTTAAGCATTATAATCGTAAACTTTGGCAAGCCAGCCGACCTATTAAAACGCTATCTCTACGGGAGTGACTATTCCAAATGGAAGCGAATGAAACCCATTGACTGTGCGTTCTGCTTGTCTTGGTGGTTGGGCTTGTCCTTTTTCTTGTACACCTATGGTTGGGTGGGGATACTTTACGCATCCATCGCCACGGTTATTGTCGCACTATTAGAAACAAAACTATGAGCAATATTGAATTTATACTATCACTACAACCGTTGTACGACAACTGGAAGAAAACACAAGTATTTGCACCATCACCAGAACAAGGGGCAATCCTGAACAATGTTCACCGTGAAATCTTCGGACGCAACTTGCCGAATTGCAGTACTTGTGTGACCGAAGCATTGCACTCACTTTTGATATGGGCAAACCAACAACAAGAAGCCATCACCAAAGCACAACTTGCCGATGATGAGCAGAAACCAAAGAGAAGAAGAAAGAATGAGCAATGAAGAAACACACAATGACATACCTCAACCATTTCGGATATGACATAAGTGACTTCATCCCTTGTGAGGTGTGTGGGAAGAAAGCAATTGACATCCATCACATTGAGGCGAGAGGTTTAGGGGGAAGCAAGGAAGCGGACAACATTGAAAACCTGATGGCATTATGTCGTGAGGATCACATCAAGTTTGGTGATAAAAAACAACACAAGGAGTGGTTGAAATCCATTCACGAACAAAAATTAAGTACACGATGATACAAAAAATAAAGGTCAGCGAGATTAGACCGAATCCAAACAATCCAAGAGTAATCAAGGATGACAAGTTTAAGAAGTTGTTGAAATCAATCACCGACTTTCCGCAGATGTTGGAACTCCGACCAATCGTTGTGAATGACGATATGATTGTGCTGGGTGGCAATATGCGATTGAAGGCATTGGAACATTTGGGCATTGAAGAAACATACATCATCAAGGCAAAGGACTTGACGGATAAACAAGAGCAAGAGTTCATCATCAAAGACAATGTTGGATACGGAGAATGGGATTGGGATCAGTTAGCAAACGAATGGGATGTTGAGGATTTAGATGAGTGGGGATTGGACTTGCCTTTGGACTTTGTGAAAGAACTGGAAGCGGAAGAGGATGACTTTGCGATTCCTGAAGGTGGAATTGAAACGGATATTGTGTTGGGTGATTTATTTGAGATAGGCGAACACCGATTGTTGTGTGGGGATTCCACGGATAGCGATGCGGTTGCAAAGTTGATGGATGGACAAAAGGCGGACATGGTATTCACCGACCCACCGTACAATGTTGATTTTGCGGGTCAAGAATTAAGCAACACCACAAAAGACGGTAAACAAATTTTGCATCACAAAGGGGCAAATTCTAAACATGACAAAATCAAAAATGATTCAATGCCAGACAAAGAATTTATGGAATTTATGAAAGGCGTTTTATCAAATGTATCTTTATTCAATAAAGGGGCATGGTATTTTTGTTTTTGCGATTTGAAATTAGACTTGATACTTACCCCTTTGAAGGAAATGGGATTTAATTGGAAGTCAATAATTATTTGGAAAAAGAATCAAGCCACATTAAGTGGGAAAGATTACAAAAGCAGATACGAACCAATCATTTACGGATGCCCAGAAAGTTCATTTTATGGAGAAAGATATAAACAAGAAGATATATGGGAATTTCAAAGAACATTAAAAAATGATTTGCATCCAACAATGAAGCCCATCCCATTAATTGAAAATGCCGTAAAAAATTCAAGCAAAGAAGGGATGACAATTATGGATTTGTTTTTAGGTAGCGGATCAACAATGGTAGCCTCCCACCAACTTAAACGCAAATGTTATGGCATGGAACTTGATCCAAAGTACTGCCAAGTGATTATTGACAGAATGAAGAAACTTGACCCGACTTTGGTAATCAAGCGTAACGGCAAAACAGAACAATAACAGAATGAGCAAGGAACATTTGATACCGTTCAAAAAAGGTGAAAGCGGAAATCCTGATGGCAGACCAAAGAAAGTGGAAACCATTTTGAAGGAGGTGTTCTTGGCTGAGTACAATGTCAAGTTATCAAGCGGTCAAACAAACGACATCATTCAATCCATATTAAGCAAGAGCCGATCAGAGTTAATTGAACTTGCCAAGAACGATGAACTGCCTTTTTGGATAGCGATGATTGCAAAGAAAGCGACACGGGATTATGAGAGGGGAAGCATACATCTTCTTGAGCTATTGTTTGACCGGGTATATGGCAAACCAAAGGAAACACAACACCAAACAATTGAATCAAAGAATTTTACAATAACACTAAATTTAGATGAAAGCAAACTGGAGAGATGAGAACATCCTACCACCTGAAGATGAACGACTTTGTGTGGTGAGTGATAACCAAGAAATCAAACACCTTGCCCGTTACATTGAGGGTTATTGGATTGATGAATTCACAGGGAACTTTGTGGAGATGTTGTACTGGATGCCCATCCCCTTACTGCCGTACGAATGACATCACAAGACAAAGCACAAGAAATCAAAGAATCGTTCAACAACTCGTTGACGGTGAAGGATTGCTCATTGGTTGCAGTTGACCAAATCATTGAAGCGTTGTCTCATAAAACTTGGGAGAATCGCAATGAGTTGATGTTCTATTTGGAGGTCAAAGAAATACTGCAAGAACTATGAGAGTAATTCAGTCGGGACATCTTGGTGATTTGATCTATTCACTTACGGCAACCAAGCGAGTTGCAGAGTTGCACGGTGCGGTAGATTTCCACATCGGATTCCGTGAAAGGAACACCGTTGATGGTCATCCAAGCGGAGGATACTGTATGAACTTAAACTCATACGAATATATCAAACCATTACTTGAGCATCAATCCTACATAAGAAGGGTTGAGATGCACTCGCACATTG